AGGCAGAGCAGGGCGTGCTGGGTGGGTTGATGCTGAACAACCGGCTGTTCGACCTTGTGGGCGACATGCTCACGCCGGCCGACTTCTACCGCCCGCTGCACCAGGCTGTGTTCTCCGCGATCGTCGTGCAACTGCAGGCCAGTAAGCCCGTGGACCCGGTGACGGTGTGGGAGATGGTCAAGGACTCGCCGGATCTGGCCCGGGTGGAACTGGCCGACATCCATGAGCTCGCGCAGTACGTGCCGAGCGCCCCGACTGCCCGTCGGTATGCCGAGATCATTCGCGACCGCGCACTGTCCCGCCGCCTGATCTCTGCGGCCAACGAGATCGGGGATCTCGGGTTCGACACCTCGCTGGGGTTTGAGTCCCGCCTGGAGGCTGCTGCTGCCAAGCTGGCCGGCCTGGTGCAGGAAGCCCCCCGGGATGAGTGGGTGGGTGCTGCCGAGGGCATGGTGGCCCACACCCAGACCCTTGAGGCCCGATCGGAAGGACGTATTGCCGCATGGGCGACCGGGCTGCAAGACCTGGACGACGTGCTGGAAGGCGGTCTGGTGCCGGGTTCGCTCTACGTGGTTGGAGCTCGTCCGAGCATGGGCAAGTCGGCCTTCGGCATGTCGATCGGGCTGCACATGGCGCAGGAGATGGCCGTGGGGATGCTGTCAATGGAAATGTCCATGACCGACCTCAACGACCGGATCACGGCCATGGTGGGTCGGGTGTCCCTGCCGATGGTCAAACGGCCGCAGAAGGGTCTGGCATGGGATCGCGTCATCGATGGCTGTGAGCGGGCCAAGAAGCTGCGCTGGTACGCCAGCGAGCAGCCGGGCTTGACGATCGGCCAAGTCCGCCTGAAGGCACGACAACTGCAGCGCACCGTGGGTCTGAAGGTGCTGGTGGTGGACTACATCGGCCTGATGGCTGGCAGCGACCCCAAGGCACCCCGGGCCTACCAGCTCGAAGAGATCAGCCGTGGCCTCAAGGCGCTGGCAAAGGAGATCGGCATCGCTGTCGTCTGCCTGGCCCAGCTCAACCGGAAGGTGGACGAGCGCGGCGAGAAGCCGCCGACCCTCTCTGACCTCCGCGACTCCGGCGCGATCGAGCAGGACGCCGACGTGGTGATGTTCCTGCACCGCCCGGTCCAAGTGAACCCCGAGCTCAACGGCGACTGGCTGCACTACGCCAAGTTGCACGTAGCCAAGAACCGCCAAGGCCGATCGGGCGTGGTGGTGAACCTCATGTACCTCGGTGAGCAGACCCGCTTTGCCAACTGGTCCGGCCCCGCTCCGATCGTGAAGACCGTTTCAACCAACCCCAAGGGGATGCGCGATGACTGAAATCCTGTGGGCTCTGCTGTGGAGCCAGTCTCAGAACGCCCTGCACATCGAGCCGGTGTCGCAGTGGCTGAGCAAGAACCGCCGCGCCTACGGGGAGAACCGTGGCCTGACGGACTACCACCCGCTGCACATCGGATCGCGCAAGGACTGCGAGACCACCGCCGACTCGGTGCGCAACACCCTGGCCCAGCGTGACCCCTACAAGGGCCTGCTGAACGACCTTCCCCCGATCGAACTGCTGAAAGACGCCGCATGAACCTCGACGAAATGGTCGCCGCTGCCATGAAGCGGATCACGCACTACCTGAATCTGGCCGCAGCCCAGCACAAGTTCCACCTGCGTGGCGGGAGGAAGCTGTGAGCGAGCGGATCGTCATGCCGCTGTGGAACCCGGTCCAGGCGAAGCAAGCCTGTGACCACATCTACGAGGTCGCCAAGCCTTGGCTCGTGGCTGGTCATCGTCTGGTGGCCAAGCTGGAGCCGGAGACCCGCCGCGACAACCACAACCGCCACTTCCACTCCCTGATCGGCCAGATCTCGGAGCAGATCGGCGGCGATCTGAAAGACCCGGAGGATGCAAAGCGCATCCTGATCTCGGCCTTCCGGATCGACACCCGCGACGACGCCGACCTGAAGCCCGAGTGGGCCAAGTTCGGTGATGTGCGGATGGGCCGAGGCCTACGGGGTGAGGTGGTGGTGATGGGCGCTCAGTCCCGCGACTTCACGATCAAGCTGGCCCGGGCTTTCATTGAATGGCTGTACGCCTTCGGCTCGGAGCATGGTGTGCGGTTCAAGGCCTGGGAGGAGCCTCGGTGACCAAGCTCAAGCCCTGCCAGCACTGCCAGAACCTGTTCGCACCGGTTCGCCCCCTGCAGGCTGTCTGCTCCCCCCGATGCGCCATGGCCAAGGTCCGCCAGGACAAGCAAGCCGAGAGGGCGAAGGACAAGCTCCGAAAGCGGGATGCGATGCGCCTGCGGGACATCCTCGCCAAGGCCCAAGAAGCGTTCAACGCCTTCATCCGCGCCCGGGATGCTGACAAGCCCTGCATCTGCTGCGGCAAGCCGTTCGAGCCTCAGAAGCCGGGCGGCTCCATGGATGCCGGGCACTACTTGGCGCGAAGCATTGCTCCCCAGCACCGGTTCAACGAGGACAACGTGTTCGGCCAGCGCAAGAACTGCAACAGGCCAGGCGGCACGACCCGCGCAGCTTTCCGCGCCGGAGTGATTGAGCGCATCGGCATTGAGCGCGTGGAGGCTCTGGAGGCCGACAACCGTGTACCGAAGTGGACCCGCGAGCAGTTATTCGCCCTGATTGAAACCTACCGCGCCAAGACGCGAGAGCTGAAGAAGGAAAACGCATGACCCTGGACGACATCAAAAAGCGCTGCGAGGACGTGGGCGACTGCTGGATCTGGCAGCGCACCCTACTCAAGGGCAGGACGCCGATCATGAAGATCGACAGCAAGTCGGTGTATCCGCGCCGAGTCGTCTGGCAGTTGCACAACGGCAAGGAAATCCCTGACACCATGGTGGTGACGCACCGCAAGTCCTGCGGGGATCCGCTGTGCTGCAACCCGGACCACCTGATCCTGATCAGCCGCAAGGCGTTGGTGCAGCGCACTGGAGCGGAGGGGAAGTTCAGCACGGCCCGCGCCAAGGCCAAGATCGCCGCCTCCAAGCGCAAGAACTCCAAGCTCAGCCAGGAGGCTGTGCGGGAGATCATCGGCTCGGATGAGGCGATGCCTGTACTCGCGAAGAAGCACGGCATCAGCGAGGCTTACGGCTACATGCTGCGTCGCGGCTTGTTCCGCAGGGAAGTCGGAAATCCGTTCTCGGGGTTGGGCGCTCGATGACCTGCGAAGCCTGCACCCTTGCCGAAGCCGGTGAACTGACCGGGATGTACCAGCACGACTGCGACGGCTGCAAGGCCCGATCGATTGCCCAAGGGATTGACCTGTTCAACGCCAAGAAAGCCGGCCACATGACCCCTGAGTACCAAGACGCCCTGAAGCGGGTGTTCGGTGAGCAGTGGGAGAGTGGCCACGAGCTGGTCAAGGGCTGGGCAAAGAAACTTAAGAAGGAGCAACCGTGAGCCTTGCGCAGCCCATCCGACTTGATGACGAGTACAGCTACCCCATCCACATGACTGGAGCAGCTCACGCAGTCAGCGGTGAGACGGACGAGGAATGCGAGGCCGTCCGCTTGCTGCGCGAGGTTGTCGCAGAGGTCACCGGCAAGCCAGTTCAGCAGCAACCAAAACCCAGGATCGGATTCCTTCCATGACCGACACCACCGAAAAGCCCAACATCGACGAACGCTACGCCCGGGCCGGCAATTCCCGGAACCTCTCCGTCGAGGAAGAGCGCACCGGGGATGCTGATGTCCTGATCGCAGCAGGGTGGAGCAGGAACCGCCTGGGGTCTGCTCTCCTTCGCCTGCACAGCGAGTGGGACAGCGCAGAGAAGCCCCGCATGTCCCGTGAGGTCGGCAAGGTTCAGGCAAGGGACTGGCTGCTGCACGAGCAGAAGATCCTGATGGGCAAGCTCAAGACGTTGCCTGCGATCCGTGAGGCCATTGGCCTTCAAGTCATTTCCTGGGGATGGGAGGGGGGTGAGGCAAAAGCCGCCTCGGTGATCCTCTGGTGGCTCGACCAGACCTGTCCTGAATGCCACGGCACCAGGTACGAGACCGTCCAAGGAACGAACCGCCACTCGGCCAAAGCGTGCCGGTCCTGTGGTGGGACGGGGAAGCGCACGCTGCCCCACGGTCAGGAAGGGAAGCGCCTGGCAAACCTGCTGGACGACTGTGTCTCCCGCGCACGGGTTCAGATGAAGAGGGCCTTGCGTTTCCGTGCGGGTTGATTAGAATTGCGAACGAGGGTCGCAGGAATCGCTGGATTCCTCGCGCCTCGCCTCTTTGTCGAACGCCCGCACAGGCTTAGGTCTGTCGGTAGAAGTTGGCAGGAGAGGTGCGCCCAGAAGAAGCCCGCCATGTGCGGGTTTTGCTTTTGGGGCCATCGTGAGGGTGGATGTGGCCGGAGTCGCCACTGAGCCGAAGGACGCACGACGGGTCCACCGCCACGATGGTGAATGCGCAGGCTGATGCGCGGGGTATGGAACCGAACCGGCGTGGATGAGACCTCCTAGGCCGTACCGCAAGGCCAAGCGGCTGCTATGAAAAATGGCGCCCCACCCGAAGCCGGAGATCAGCGCCGGCCGCCATCAACCATCAGCCCCATCTGTACGCCCTATGACCACAGTCGCTTGGGATGGCCGTACCTTGGCCGCTGACCGTCGAAGTTCTTGGGGCGGCACACCCGTCCAGATTGACACGAAGATCATCAAGGCCCGGCACGCTACGGGCCGAGTTCTCCTTGTTGGATGTTGCGGTATCACTGAAGAGTGCCACGCAGTTCGCGAGTGGCTGATGGGCCGCATGCCCGAGCCCGTTGTGACCGACATCCGCATCATGGGTATTGATGAACACGGCTTCGTCTGGGTTGGAAGCAAGCCGGGGTTTTGGGCGCCCATAGGCTGCAGGCCTTGGGCCATAGGCAGTGGCGCCGACTACGCGCTTGGTGCGATGGCGGCAGGAAAAGACGCACGAGCCGCAGTTCTGATTGCCGCGAGCTTGGACACATCAACAGGTGACGGTGTCACAACACTGAGACACAGCCGTCCCCCACGCTGAGAGATTCATTCCCGCACCCGAGATCATCCCCGGAGCCGAAGCGGGGCCAGCGACGGGTAAATCGCTGGGGGAACTTCACCTGGCGCACGCACAGGCCCATCCGGCAGCGTGAGAACCGCAAAGCACCAGCCGGGCCAGTTCAAGCCCGGTAAGGCGGATGGTGCTCCCTCCCTGCAATCAAGTTAGCAGCAGCTAACGCAAAGAGCCTGCTTGATGCGGGCTTCTTCTTGTGACCGACCCTTTACCGGGAGTCGCACCCACCATGACTGCTGAGAATCGTAAAAAACCACGTGGGCGGCCGTTTCCGCCTGGCAATAGCGCAAACCCCGGAGGTCGGCCAAAGCTCCCTGAGGATGTGAAGCACGTCCGGGAACTGGCAAGGCAGTACACGGCCGAGGCGATTGCCACTCTGGCGTCCGTGATGGCTGACGGCTCAGGTCCGGCCAAGGTGGCAGCAGTCAAGGAACTGCTGGACCGAGGCTGGGGCAAATCGGCTCAACCGATCACCGGAGAAGGCGGGGAGGGCAGTGTCCAGCTCGGCGTGACCCTCAACGTCGTTGGCGTTGCAGGCAAGTCGAAAGATGCCTGACGTCCAGGTAGAGATCCCGCAGAAGCTGCTGCCTCTGTTCAGGCCATACCGCTACAAGGTACTTCACGGGGGTCGTGGTTCGGCCAAGTCTTGGTCGGTTGCGCGGGCGTTGGTCACCTTGGCCGCGGCAAGACCCGTTCGGGTTCTGTGTGCCCGTGAGACGCAGAAGTCCATTCAGGAATCGGTCCACCGTTTGCTGAAGGATCAGATCGGGGCCTTGGGCCTTGATCATCTGTTTGACGTTCAGGAAACGAGGATCCTCGGGAAGAACGGATCGGATTTCGCGTTTGCGGGAATCCGGCAGCAGGGGGTAGCCAACCTCAAGTCGTTTGAGGCGGTTGACATCTGCTGGGTGGAAGAAGCACAGGTCGTGTCCCGAAAGTCCTGGGATGTGCTGATCCCGACGATTCGCAAGCCCGGGTCGGAGATCTGGATCACGTTCAACCCTGAGCTCGAGGACGATGAAACCTACAAGCGGTTCGTGACTGAGCCTCCCCCGGATGCATGGGTGTGTCAGGTCAACTGGTCGGACAACCCTTGGTTCCCGCAAGTTCTGGAGGATGAGCGGGCGCTGATGCAAAAGCGAGACCCGGTTGGATACAAGACCACCTGGGAAGGACAGTGCAGGCCGGCTGTTGAAGGTGCGATCTACGCCGAGGAAATCGCCCAGCTCGTGGCTGACAAGCGAATCCGCAACGTCCCGATGGACCCGGCTCTCAAGACCCATTGGGTGTGGGATCTGGGCTGGAATGACTCGACAGCGATCATCGGTGTACAGCGCTCGGGCAGCGAGATTGCCATCGTTGACTACATCGAGGGCGATCACCGGACCCTGGCGGACTACGCACAGGACATCAAGCAGAGGAAGCAGAACCTCGGGACGCTATGGCTACCCCATGACGGGGCAGCGAAAAACCTGCAGACCGGCAAAAGTCCGCAGGAGATGCTCCAAGGGTTGGGCTTTGACGTGCAGATCGTCCCCAACATCGATGTGGAGCAGGGCATTCACGCTGCCCGAATGATCTTCCAACGGTGCTTCTTCGACAAAGAGAAGACGGCGCCCTTGGTCAACGCCCTCAAGCGCTATCGCAGGGCGTTCAACCAGACGACACAGAGTTACGGCGCACCACTGCACGACATGCACTCGCATCCATCGGATGCCTTCAGGTATGTCGCGGTGGTGGCCGACAAACTGAGCAATGAGCATTGGGGCGGGAAGATCAACTACCGCACTTTCGGCTACCAATGAACCTAAGGCACCGCTGTGAAGCGGCCCGAACACATGGCGAAAACACTTACTGCTTACGAACTGCGCGAGTTTCTGGATTACGACCCGGCAACGGGCGTGTTTACCTGGCGGGTTTCGCTTGCCTCCAACGTAAAGCCGGGTTCAGTTGCTGGCTGTGTGATGTCCAACGGGTACCGCGCCATCCGCATTCGCGGCGTCGGATACAAGGCGCACCGCCTCGCGTGGCTGTTTGTTCACGGTGATTGGCCTCAAGGGGTCATCGACCACATCAGCAAAGACAAGACCGACAACCGCATCTCCAACCTCCGAGACGTTCCCCAGAACATGAACAGCCACAACCAGCGTGAGTGCGGGCGAAAAAGCCGCGTCGGCCTGCTGGGCGTGGGCTATTTCAAGCGCACTGGCAAGTATCGGGCTGACATTCAGGTAAACGGGCGATCGCTGCACCTCGGTTCATTTGACACGCCGGAAGCAGCGCAAGCGGCGTACTTCGCTGCCAAGCAAGAACTGCACGCGGGGTATGTGGCATGAGCAAGTATTCCCGTCCCGAACTAGCTGCACTTCTGCAAAAAGAGCTGCGGCAAAGCCTTGGTGCGCCTGGAACGGAGATCAGCCGCATTCGACTGCGCAACCTGCAGTACTACAAGGCTGAAGCCACCGGGGAACTGGCCGCGCCTGAGATTCCCGACCGATCGTCCATCGTCTCGTCAGACGTGGCAGACACGGTCAACTGGATGATGCCGAGCCTTTTGCGCCCGTTTGCCATGTCTCCCGAGAGCATGGAGTGCGAGGCTCAGCGCCCGGAGTTCGCGCCTCAGGCCAAGCTGGCTTCAGAGTACCTGCGGCATCTTTTCTGGAAGCGCAATCGGGGCTTCAACATCCTGTACACCTGGTTTAAGGACGCGCTTATCCAGAAGGTCGGCTTCGTCAAGGTGTTCTGGGAAGAGTTTGAAGAGGACGTCGAAGAGAACTACGCCGGGTTGATTGCCGAGCAGGTTGACGAGCTCTTGGCCGACAAGGACGTGGAGCCGGTTGAGCAGTCGTCCAGGATCGAGATCATCGAAGGCCAGCCCTTTGAGCTCTTCGACATCAAGGTCAAGCGGACCCGAGTGAAGGGCCGCTGCCGGGTTCTGGGTTGTCCGCCTGAGGAGATGCGTGTGCATCCCCGATCCAGGTACGGAGAGCCGCTGACCTTTATTGCGCAGCAGTTCTACAAGACCAAAGCTCAGCTCGAGGCCGATGGCTACGACCTGTCGAACGTGTCTGCTGACGATGGCTGGCACATGGAGCAGATCGAGCGATCCAGCACCCAGACACCTTGGTTCTTTGATCAGTCCGACGGTGAGCTGCAGCGCTACCTGTGCTCGGAGTGCTACATCCGCCTGGATCAGGACAACGATGGCATTCCCGAGTGGCGCAAGGTGTTCATGATCGGTCAGACGGTCATGGAGGACGAGAAGGTGGATGACCACCCCTTCGTCTACTACTGCCCGTCGCCGATGCCTCACGTGTTCTTCGGCGAGTGTCCTGCCGATGAAGCACTGATGCCCCAGCGCCTGCGCACCTCTCTGCTGCGGGCGACGCTGGACAACGTGTACCTGTCCGTGAACAAGCGGATGGGCGTTGTCGAGGGTCAGGTGGATCTGGACGACCTGCTGAACAATCGTCCGGGCGGCATCGTCCGGATGAAGAATAAAGACGCTCTGCTTCCGATTGAGCAGGGTGGGCTGGATCAATCGGCTTGGCAGCTGGTCGAGTGGTCAGAGCAGTGGAGGGAGCAGCGCACCGGCTACACCCGGTACTCGCAAGGCCTCTCGCCGGATGCTCTGAATCCCACCGCTACGGGTGTCTCCATCATCACGGAAAAAGCCGATCAGCGGATGGAGCTCATGGCACGGGTTGCTGCCGAGACAGCCGTGCGGGTGCTGTTTGAGAAGATGCTGCGCTGCGTGTGCATGTACCAGCAGAAAGCCGACCAGGTTGAACTGCTGGGAGAGTGGGTGAATATCGACCCACGTGAATGGGTAGATGCCTTCAACATTCACATCAACGTGGGTCTTGGCACGGGGTCGAAGGAGAAAAAGGGTGCGGTTCTCCAGCAGATCATGCAGATTCAGGCTCCGCTGACGCAAGCGGGCGTGATTCCTCCGATGGCCCCCATCTTGGCGGCCCGACAGTTTGCAGAGGCCAACGGCATTACCTCGCCGGAGCAGTTTTTCCCTGATCCGCAGCAACTGCCCAAGCAGCCTGGCCCGATGGAAATCGAGCAGATGAAGGCTCAAGCCAAGCTTCAGGCGGATATGCAATCGAAGCAAGCCGAACTGCAGTTGGAGCGAGAGCGCATGCAGATGCAGGCTGAGGTAGACACCAACCGCCAACGGGTCGAAGCTGACCAACAGCAGGTCAAGATGCAGATGCAGATGGAGCTCGAGCGCTACAAGGCCGACCTGAGCATCCAGCTTGAACGCGAGAAGGCCCAGATGCAGGCCGATCTGCAGCTTCAACTGGCGACGATGAGTGCGCAGGCCAAGATCGATGCTGCCCAGTTGCAGGCTCAGACCGTTCTGAGCCCTGCTCAAGAGATGGCAAGCAACAACGCAGTGAACCAATGACTGACGACCAACTGCTGATCCGGGCAAATGAAGCGAGGCAATTGCTGGAGAGCTCGCTCCTGCAAGAAGCCCTTGATCACTACGAGCAGGAAATCATCCAGGCATGGAAAACATCACCCCTAAGAGACGAGGAAGGCCAAAGAAAGCTCAGGCTGATGCTCGACGCGCAAGCGAAGTTCCGGTCGTATCTGACCAACACGCTGCAGTCGGGCAAGTTGGCCAAGGTGATCGAGCCGACGATCACGGATCGGGTGATGTCGATGGTTGGCAGGCGCTGACCCTTCTTGCCGAAAAGCTCTGCCAAGCCGGACGCCTTGTCCCGCGCATCCACTACTCCGGCACGGCCGAGAAGAAGTGGCAGTGGTGGGATCAGGGCTGCACCGTGGTGTCTGGCGCTGGTGAGGATTGCGTGATCACCTCTGACGGTCACAAGCACCAAATTTGACTACCGCGTGAACAGCCCCCACGCGAATAGGCGGCGACCGTAAGGACCGCTTTGTTTGGGGCAGGGCATCGCTGAGAAGCGACCCCAAGGACTCAAAAATGACCGAAGAAAACGGCAGTCCGCAAGGACCGAGTACGTTTGATTCCGTGGCCGAAGCTGTGGCAGAGCTGGACCGCCGAGATGCGGAACGGACCGAGCAACGCAAGGCCGCCAAGGCTGCGCAAGCAGCGCCTCAGGCCGATGTCGAAGAAGACGCCGGCCGTCCGCTGCAGGATGCAGTGGATGAAGAAAGCGATCCGCCGCTGCCTGAGGAAGAGGACAGCGACGAATCGCAGGCCGTAGAGCCCGAAGACGAAGAGTCGGACGAGCCAGAAGAGACCGCCGTCGTCACCCTTGACGGAAAAGAGATCGAGATTCCGAAAGGAACGCCTCGGGCTCTTGTGGACGGGATCAAGAAGCTCGAAGCCGACTTCCGTGCGGACTACACCCGAAAGACGCAAGAGG